CCAGCGGGTCTTGCGATCAGGTGGAATAAAGAGATTGAGGCTTCGGGCAAGGAATTGCTCAAGTGGCATGAGGACAGCCGCAAGGTGACACGCCGGTATTTGGATCAGCGTGACGGGTTTGAAGAGAGCGAGAGCCGTGTGAACCTGTACTGGTCAACCATTGAGACGATGAAGGCAAGTTTGTATGCCAGACCGCCCAAGGCTGACGTGAGCAGATCGAATTACGATGCCCAGGATGATGGGGCGAGGGTAGCTGCCACCATGCTTGAGCGCATTCTCAACTCAGGGCTTGAGGAAGACGGCTCAGACTTTGATGCGGCGCTTAGAAACGGTATTTTTGACTGGCTAACAGTCGGCATGGGTCAGGTGTGGTTCAGGTATGAGGTAGAGACTGAACGCCAGATGGTCCCTGCGATGTTGCACCCGATGACGGGCGAGGAAATGTCGCCTGAGCAAGAGTTTGAGGTGATCAAGACCGAAGATGTTGAGACGGACTATGTGTTCTGGCAAGACTTTTTCTTCTCACCCGCCCGTATATGGGAAGAGGTGCGTTGGGTGGGTCGGCGCAGCTACCTGACCAAGGACAAGGCTGAAAAGCGGTTCGGCAAGATCATTGCTGCCCAACTTAATTACGCCAAGAAGCCGGCCAAGAAGACAACTGACAACCAAAACACGCCCCAGAATGAGCCATGGGACCGCGCCGAAGTGTTTGAGATTTGGAGCAAAGACGATAAGAAGGTTTATTGGTACTCCAGAGGCGTGGATGTGGTCTTGGATGTGAAAGATGACCCGCTTGGGTTGGATGACTTTTTCCCGTGCCCCAAGCCCGCGATGATGAATGCGACCACATCAAATTTCATGCCGCGTTCGCTGTACATCTTTGCGCAAGACCAGTTCGATGAGTTGGATATTCTGAATACCCGCATCAAGTACCTGACCCAAGCCTGTAAGGTGACCGGCGTGTACGACAAGAGTGCCGAGGGTGTGCAGAAGCTATTCACCGAGGGCATTGAGAACAAGCTCATTCCGGTGGACAACTGGGCGATGTTCGCTGAGAAGGGCGGCATCAAGGGTCAGATTGAGTTTGTGCCCATTGAGATGATTGCCAAGGCTATTGAGTACCTTCGCATGCAGCGCGGTGACAAGACCCAGCAGATTTATGAAGTGTTGGGAATTAGCGACATTATGCGCGGCTCAAGCAAGGCGAGTGAGACCGCGACTGCCCAACAGATCAAGGCTCAGTTCGGCTCGACCCGTTTGCAGTATTACCAGTTTGAGTTAGCACGCTGGGTGCGCCATGCTCTACGCATCAAGGCTGAGATTATTGCCACGCACTTTCAGGCTGAGACGATTGTCAAAATGTCCAACATTGAGTACACGGCAGACAAGGAGCACGTCCCCGCCGCGCTACAAGTGATTGCACAGATGGGCATGGATCAGTATCGGGTCAATGTCGATGCCGACACGATGGCCGCAGTCGATTGGGCACAGAAGAAAGAGGATAGTGCCGACTTGCTAAACGCAATGGGTAACTTCATCGCGCAGATGACTCCGGTGATCCAAGGCGTACCAGGCGCTGCTCCCTTTGTCTTGCAGATGATGCAAGCCCTGCTGTCGGGCGTGAAGGGTGCTAAGTCCGTTGAGAGCATCTTGGATCATGCGATTGCCGCTGCAAGTCAGCCAGCACAACCGCCACAGCCAAGCCCTGAGCAGATTGCTGAGATTGAGAACACCAAGGCTCAGACAGTTGAGCGCCTGGCACACGCCGACAAGATGAAGGTTGAGGCTATGTCGGCTAATCCGCAACTTGAGCAGCAGAAGATGCAAGCTGAGATGCAGATGAAGGGTGCAGAGGCTCAACAGAAGATGCAGATGGATCAGGCAATGGTCAACCAAAAGATGAGTGCCGAGGCGAACAAGACTCAGCACCAGATGATGCTTGATCAGCAAAAGGCAACACAGGATATGGCGATTGCCCGCATGCAAGCCCAAAACAAAGTGATGCAGCAGCCCAACCCCAACATGCCCGCGGCCCGGGGCGCAGGGGTAGGCGGTCAGCGTCCAAGCGTTGAATAACCCCAAGGAGAGTAAGCATGAGGAAAGTTGAAATAGGCACTGAAAAATATACAACCGTGTTTGCGGCTGACCACCCTGAGCACAATGCAAACCATACTTATCAAGTTCTATCGGCGGTGGATCATTCCCTTATTCAAACAGTCCAGTTTCAAAAAGGCGCGATCAAAGAGCACGGCGTGAACGGCGTAATGAACGAAGATTTGATTGCAATGGTTATTGATCGACTTGAGTCTTTTCAAGACTCCCCATTCAAATGCCGTGAGAACGCTTTGGCGATTACCAAGTTTGAGGAAGGGTTGCACTGGCTTCGGCAGCGCACAACAAAGCGTGAAAATCGTGGCGTTGAAGGCACGCACACCGTTTAACTGGACGAGATTAGCAAATGGCTTTCTATCGCTACAAGTGCAATGAGTGCGGTGAGCATTTTCATCGGGTATGCAGCATCAAGGCTTACTCCGATGATCGTGACTTTGACTGCCCTGAGTGCTTGGTCAAGACCGAGCGAGTGATCGAAGCCCCGATGCTGGCGGCTGATGAGACGCTATCGGACTTGCGTGCCACAGACGGGACAGACATATCAAGTCGTACCAAGAGAGCCAAGTACATGAAGGAGAACAACTTGGCGTATGCGGATGACTTTAAAGAGACGTGGGCTGCTGCTGAGACCCAACGTGCCAAGCATTTCACGGACGGGTCAGACGATAAAAAGGCTCGACGAGAAGTAATCGCTAGAACTGTTTACCAAAACCTATAAGTACCTCACCCGGAGCATTTCAATGAGCAACGATTTACGCGAAGAACTAGAGAACGCGCTGCAAGGCACCGACTTAGCACCCTCTTCGGAGACTGCACCGTCTAATGAGTCCACGGTTACTCCTTCATCCGGAGACTCTGGCACCCCAACTGCCGATCCGGTTGCAGTCTCCACCCCCAATGATGCACCCGCCGTTGACTTGAATGCGATGGCTGAGAAGCCCCGCGACGAGGCTGGTAGGTTTGCACCAAAGCCAGCAGAAGGCATTCAACCGGGACCGAAGGGTAATCAACCACCGGCTGCCGCGCCTGAGTCAGGTTTGCCAACACCTGAGCAATCCCGACCCATTGACCGCCCGCCACAGGCTTGGCCTGTTGCTGAACGTGAACATTGGGCTGCGTTGCCAGATGCCGTCAAAAACCGTGTGATGACCCGTGAGCGGCAGATTCAACAGGTGATCCAAGAGACCACTGAGGCACGGCGCTTCACCGAAGAGGTTACCAAGACCATCACGCCTTACATGGCGATGATCCAGAGCGAGGGTGGCACACCTGTGACCGCTATTGCAAGCCTGTTTCAGACTGCGGGTGCCTTGCGTACGGCCCCTCCACAACAAAAGGCGCAGCTGGTAGCCGCAATGGTCAAGCAGTTCGGCATCGACATTAATATGTTGGATAGCGCACTTGCCGGGCAAGGCCCCGCTGCCGATCCCATCGAGGAGCGCATCAATCAGCGCGTGAGCCAAGCTATCGCTCCGATGCAGCAACGCTATCAACAAATGGAGATGCAGCAGCAGCAAGAGATGATGCAACAGCGTCAGGTTGCGGTCAGTACGGTTGAGCAATTTATTGCAAGTCAGCCCTATGGCGATGTGCTTCGCGCCGACATGGCAGACATGATGGATTATGCGACCAAGCGAGGTATGAGCATGACGCTAGAGCAATGCTATCAACGTGCTTGCGAGATGCACCCGCAAATATCGCAGATTATGGCGAATGAGCGTCAGAAGCAAAACCTTCAGCAGTCTAGTCAGGCTGCTCAGGCCGCCAAGGGTCGGGCAATCTCAGTGTCGGGTGCGCCAAGTGGTGGTGGGATGCAGCAAGTCCAAGAGGGCGATGATATTCGCTCTGCCATCGAAGCGTCTCTTGCCCAGATGACACGCTAGTATTAAATTACGGTCACTCGAACCGCTTCGCCTTAAAAGGGTGGAGTGGGACGGGTGCCAAAGTGGACGTGCCTAACAAGCCATAGCCACCCGACTCCAGGAGCAGCCTTGGCTGCGAACCTTACCTCGCGGAACTAGCCGAGCGAAAGGAACGTCTGACAAATAGACGGGAATGTTTCCCATTCATTTATCAGATACTGGAGTTAATCATGGCATTTGCCAACGCAAACGTAAGCGACATTATCGCTACAACCATTCAAAACCGCAGCAAGAAAATTGCGGATAACGTCACAAAAAATAACGCCCTGTTGGCTAAATTGCAACAGTCAGGTGGTGTTCGCACCGTCTCTGGCGGCAACATCATTTTGGAAGAACTGTCGTTCGCTGAAAACGCAAACGCTGGCTTCTATTCGGGCTACGACTTGCTGCCAATCGCCGCACAAGACGTTATCTCTGCTGCTGAATTTACGCTCAAGCAATTAGCTTGCCCAGTCATCATCAGCGGTATGGAGCAACTCCAGAACAGCGGCAAAGAAGCCTTCATCGACTTGCTTGAGGCACGCTTGGCTGTCGCTGAGTCAACCATGAGCAACAAGCTGTGCGGCTCGATCTACTCTGACGGTACAGGGAACGGCGGCAAAGAAGTGGTCGGTTTGAACGCTGCTGTGCCCGTTTCTGCGGCCACAGGCGTGTACGGTGGAATTGATCGTGCGACCTTCGCCTTCTGGCGCTCACAGACCAAGGATGTGAAAGACTTTGCATCAGCCAAGCCCGGTCC